GCATACCTTACACATCCATCTATACAATCTTCCTTCTTAGTATAATTCACATACCATGTGTAATTATGCTGATATACATATATATCTTTCAGCATATTCATTCTTATCATTGTTGTTCTTGTACTGAATCGCCCTGCATTTAGTTGCACTGCTCCATCCGGAAACAGCTTCATGATATCTGTTTTGTGCAAGGTCATAATAATACATCTGACGGACAATCCTCTCCTAACATACGTGTTATTACATAACTTGCGCTTGATTCTATCTCTCCCAATAAATTCATCAAGGTACCTATAATTCAATCCGTGCATTAGCTCTGTAACTTTCATGGATATACTCTTCTCCTCCACTTGAAATTTTTGACGCTGTCTATTTGACATTGCCTACACAGCAACTATTATTTAATGTTTCTTGCCTTGTCGCTATTGTCAACATTATTAATCAAATCTGCCATTTTACCAAGTGTGTGAAACTAGCCGCTGAATGAATCTGAACTGTCCTGTCCTCAGATAGCATAACCTGAGGCAGGCACACTTACAACCTACCTCAGGCTACTGCTATCTACCTTTCCTTACATTGACTTGATTGCCCTATTTGGCTTAATTTTGTCCTATATCAGGTTTTCAAGCTTCAATAGCTTCAATCTTATCTGATATCTAGCATTAGAATTAGTGTTGCTATTGTACTTGTCCTGATATGTCATGCCATCTTCTGCAATCTCATTACCGTGTTTTTCTAGCAGTTCAGCGGTTGAAATGCCAATCTTCTTTCCGCTTCCTGCTCTTCTTGGGGCGCTTGGACGTTTCTTGATTAGTCTAGTCTCAACTAGCGCCTCACCCCAATCACTTACAAACCAGATGCCATCTCCACCTCTCGCTTCGATCTCTTTCAGGAATGGTTCAGTCGCTTTGATGATTACATTCTTGATCTTCTCAGTCAGTTCAGCTAATGCTTTGACTTTAGCTTCGAGTTCAGCTTTTTCTTTATTGGCCTGAATGCCTGCCAATTGCTTTGACAGCTTTGTGAACTCTGAGCCGAAGTTACCTGCATTGACCATTTCCTTGATCTTAGCGATTAGTGATTCTTCGGTTACTTCAGTCGGTGAACTTACTTCTGTACTATTGACAGCTTTGCCATCGACCTCAGTTGACCCCTTCTTGTCATTAGCCATTGTTGCCCTCCTTGATATTTTATTTTGTGCCATGGCTGGTCGCACGTATAAATAATACCAAATAGGGCAATCCAAGTCAACATGCAGGACCACTGGACAGTCAGGCTATTCAGTTATTAAGGTGCGTAAACTTTGGCATGCTTAAGCCCTAGTTTCGAGTATACAATATCAGGTCATGTTCTAATGCACATCGTCTAAATGACCTAGTCGCTACTAGGTATTTATACCTACGTAGAAGATATAGATAATGTCCGGAGATGTGGCCCTCACCGTTATTAGCATTCTAATGATGCATAGATTATTGAGGACTTCTTGGGTGGGGATACCGAGGCTTGCAAAGGACATTTATTTTTTCTTCTCTCTCCCGCAAATTTCAGTTTTTGAGATTTTGAACCTTTAATCTAAAACATCTATATAGTTAATATGTCTGTATAGTTGACACATCTGTATAACTGATGTATCTATTCTATATAGTCTTGCATAGTTAATATGTCTGTATAGCTTGTGGCCTCTTTTGATGCATGGCTCTTGCCTAGCCATTATGCAGAGTTGCATTTATGCAGATAGCCTGATGTCAGCATTCTAAGCTCTCCTTCATCAGGTCAATTAGATATTTAGCGTCTTTATCTTCGAGCATAGATTCATATGCGCCAGGATTACCTATAGTCTGTATAAGTTTTGTGTATCTGGCCGCATCCTGCACAGTTATAGGCATCCAGATTAACTCATTGCACCTTTTGCACACCCACACCTCATCATAAAGATACTCCCATATATGAGGATGTTTAGCTTTAGAGACTTTTGCATCTTGATGCTTATTGGCAATCTGTATTCTAGTTTCTCGTGCCTTCTCATTGTAGCATGCATCTATATAATCATCTATAAAATTACGTTTCATTAGATTTCCTTTTATGATTGCCAGCTTTTAGGCACACCTCCAAAGTCGGCTATTCGCTCTTTCATCTTTATTAGCTCTCCACCTAGGTGTGCAAGGTAGCTAAAGTCTCTATCTTCGTCAGGCTTAGCTAATTCTTCACGAATCTTGTAAGTTATAGTTGACCTTGAATTTAATATTCTTAGCCGCTCCTTCCTATCCTCAGGCGCAAGGTTCAGTTTCTTTCTGCCTCTCTTACTAACTACTACAGGCATATTATCAATTGCAAATTTTGCCTGTTCTTCCCAACAATGTATGCCTTCACTATTCACGCAATGCCAATAGTAGTTCTTATGCCTATACATTCCTTTATCGGTGCCTATATCTGACTTATGCTTTATCCAATACCTGCCGCAAATAATATAATCGCCATTAAGTATAGGACTCCCACAATAATTGCATATTGCTTGCCTAACACACTTCTTCATCCATATATCCATGATCTAATCCTTATTAACTGATTTAGTCTTTCTCAAGGTTCTTAGGATATTTGGTTAACACTCCACCTGGCGTGAATGTTTTACTAGTCCATCGGGTTTGTCTGGCTATGTCCTTTTGCTTTTCTATTCTCTTAGCTGCTAGTCGCCTTCTATAAGTCTCGGCATTGAATCTATCTTGAGTAACCTTCTTATTGTTATCTATTATTGGAGCCTTCTCCTTTCTTGCCTCAACAACAATGCTAGAAATCACAGGATGTGCATATATACTTGGTGTTAGTATGCTCAGCCTGCCGCATCTAGGACAGAATTCAAACTGATCTGACTCATCTAGAAAATCTATATAGTGCCTTGAGAATTCCTCAAATCTTCCACACCTTTTGCATTTATATTCATATATAGGCATATCTACTCCTTTACTATATATTCATTATAGTATCTGTTTCTTTATCATAAGCATAGATTATATATCATAGCTACATATTATCTACTATAATTATTATATCATGCTGATTAAAAGGTGTCAAGCCAAAGGTACTTTTGTGAAATTATTTAATTATAATTTATTGTAATTGACAACAAACATCTGTAAATGATATAATATAATTAAGGAGGTATATTATGTCAGTTGAGGATGGTGATGAATATATAGATACATCTAGTAATAAACTAGACGTACTAGACGAGTTATCTTCTGATATCAGTGATGATGATAGAACTGTTGAAGAATCACTTGCAAGAACTGTCATACCTTGGAATAGAGATGATAATAGAGCAAGATATCTTGGTCTTAGAGCCTGCGGATTTACTTCACGGGAGGCTCTTAGGCTTATAGGAATTGTTAAAAGTAATCTATCTAATTGGCGTACAGATGAAAAATTTGCTGAGATAGAATCAAAGCTTCAAGAATATAGGAGGGAATTAGCAGATGAATATGTCGAGCTTGAATTTAAGAGAAATTTCCGTCTCGTTATGGAAAAGGACTTCCAGGTACTTAAAAAGAGCCTTAGCAACAATGGCGAAGTTCTATCCAAACTAGATAGTGATTATCTGTTGAAAATGCGACAATATTATACTCCTCAACAATATCAGATAATTAACGCAATAGCTTCTGGAAGTTCTGGAGAAAACGGAGATAATGACTTTAACTTCACCAAGGCAGTATTGAAACTTGCCAGAACTACTGAAAGGATGGAGGTAAGTGTCAAGTAATCGTCAATCAGCAGCAAGGCAAAATATAAGAAAGGCACAACTAGCTCGGACTAGAATAAGGCAAGTCAGAACAATGTCAAGCTCATTGCCTAGACAGCTTAGATACAGAAGTCTGCGATCAAGATAGCCTCACAGCAGATTTTGGAGTATATATGCCTATAATACATGTAGAGTCTAAGTCGCCACCGGATGATCTATCGCCTATTGAAGCATTAAACTTGCTATTAGGCGATAGAAAATTGCTCATAGAAACCTTGTTAGAGATTGAAAACAAGGAACGTGAACTTGTACCTCTGAAACTTAATAGAATACAAAAAGACATCTTGCTAAACTCAACCGGCAGAGATATCTATGTTAAGCCTGCACAGATAGGAGCATCAACTATCATTATTGCAGATTTTCTCTGCGACGCCATAACAATTCCAGGCACTGTTGCAGTAATAATTTCTTATGATGAATTCATAACTGGAAGGTTATTAAGAAAGGCCCACGTGTTCTACAACTCACTTAAAAGCAGAATTAAAACAATTCCTAAACTAGACCATAAAAGTACATATGAGATGACATTTCCTGAAGTCAACAGTTCATTCTATATAGGAAGTGCTAGAAGCTTCACATTTGGACGTGGTGAAACTATTCATGACCTTCTACTGGACGAATACGGATTCTGGCAGGAAGGAGATGCAGAACGCATATTTGCCTCGGCTCTTCAACGTGTTCCTCTAGCCAGCAACACTAAAGTCAGGATATGCTCTACAGCTAATGGCGATGATAACGATTTTTGTGAAACATATAGAGCCGCTAAGGAGGGCCTTAAACTTGGCAAGAGCGTATTCAAAGCTCATTTCTATCCTTGGTTTATGCATGAGGAATACACTATGGATTGTAATTCTCCATTTTGCCTTCCTGGAGATGACAAGCCTGAATTAGACAATCTCCTGCCTGAAGAATCTAATCTGATGAGGAACCACAACTTAACATATGATCAGATTAGATGGAGAAGATACAAAAAAGCTGAAATGTCATCTCTTAGGCGCACAGGTGAAACGCAACTCTTATTTGGACAAGAATATCCAGAAGATGATGTAACATGTTTCTTATCTGCAGGTGATATGGTATATGATACTAATATAATAAATGATCTTGCAAAGAACTGTTACCCTGCAATCATCCATTCACACAATGCGGATATCTGGCATCCACCAGAGGAAAGGAAAAGATACCTACTAGCAATAGATCCTGGAATAGGGAAGATATCAGAATCAGTAGCTACAGTTTGGAATTTTGAAGATTATCTAGACAGCGGCGAGCAGATATTCAGACATTGTGCAACATTATCAGGCTTGTATGAAGATTGGTATATGGCTCAATTATCTATAGAACTAGCCAAATACTACAACATGGCAATAATAACTGCTGAGGCTGTATTAGGAATAATATCTCACATCGCTAAATATTCTGGAGATGTATACTACCGTACAGATGTTGTGTCAGGAAAAGTATCTAAAAACATGGGTTGGGATACTACACCTAAAACTAAACCTTACATGATAAGTGAAGTAGGCAAACATCTTCATCAAATAGATACTCATGACATAAGAATAGTATCTCAACTCCGTAATATACGTTGGCCTGGAAGGGGCCCTAAACGCCATGCAATATCTGTCGGCTCAGATGATTATCATGATAGCATGGCTATTGCAATTGTATGTAGAGACTCTATGCCTATAACAAGAGGGTACATTTGCTCTACGGGATGGAGTGACAAATGGGGAAAGAGATCATCAATATAAGCATGTGGATATTTAAGGAGGAACAATGGCAGCGATAAGAACATATTCAGACTTAAAAGGCGCAGTTAATCCCTTAATATCATATTGGCGACCTAGAAATAATAAGATGAAAGAATGGTATAGACTCATCCAGATGAAGGATGATCTAGCTGAGGACGGTATGGAGAGTTTTGTAGGAAATGACCCTAGAAGTGAATATAATCTTCTCCTCCACATGCTTGATGAAAAAATCCCTCACAGAATCCCATCTCATATGATGACAGAGGAACTGCTCCATGTATCGTCTGATATAGAAGATTTCTTCTCTCGTGCGTGGGAAGATGTATATAAAACATATAGACATAGAGGAAATCAAACGTGGATGAGGACATTCCTAGGCTATCTACTAGCCACAGGCTGGTATAGTGTGTTTGCTCAGGTAACTCCTAGTGGCGATAAATGCATGGCTGAAATATGGAATCCTGCTACAGTTTATCCTAATTGGGATGATACTCTATTTGAATGCGCACATGTGTTTACTATTGGTCCTCTACAGGCTAAAAGGCTGATTTCTCGCAATAAGTGGAATGTTTCAGCGCCTATATCATCTTCTACAGTAATCGATTTTTGGTATTTAGATGATGCAGGTTCAGTGCATAATGTCATAAGTCTTGGCAACAATATCGCTAAACCTGACACAATAGAGCCCAGATTCAAATCTACAGGAATATCAATAATTGTCGGGCCTGCTGGAGGATTACCTGATGACGGTTCACTATGTGCAGAGTTTGATGACAAGGTAAAGGAACTCGGTCAGAGTGTAATTGCAACTAATGAGAACATTTACAGATCATGGAACAAATGGTGGACATTCTCTATGCAATTGCTCAGAGACACAGCACAGCCTAGATGGTTTGAGAAGAGTAGATCAACTACACCTATATTAAATAAATCTGACTTATTCAAACGAGGAGCTGTATTCAGAGGCGGCCCTGAGGATTCTATTGAGCCACTTGCAACTCCTCCAATACCTGTTGAGATAAGAGGAAACCAACTAGACATGGAGGCTATGATGGAACGTGGCGGCGTTAGTTGGGCAGCGCAGGGAAATTTCAGAGGTCAATTAACATCATATGTAATGGCGCAGGTAGTTGCCTCAACGGCACAAGTAGCTAGTCCATTTCATCAGGCCGCACAAAATGCCATTACAGATATAGACAATCTATGGATAACGATGATTAGGGACAGAGACCTCCACCCTTATGGCTTTGTACTTCCTCCTGAATTCACTGAAGATATTGAGATAACTGCAAGCTATGAGATAAAAATTCCTGGAGATCTAATACAGAGAGCTACAGCAGCTAAGATGCTTGACCCAGATTTCCGCCTTAGTAACCAATTTATAACGACTACACTATTTCCTGAGATCAAAAATCCTCTAAAGGAACAGGCATTAGTAAGATCAGATCAGGCTCAGCGCAATGAGGTTAATGCAATGATAAGTCTAATAGAATACTTTAAGGCTGAGGCAAATGCAGCTAGAGAACAAGGTGACGCAGATGCCGCTGATCTATATGATAAAGCATCTGCATATGTAACAAACATGATGGCAAATCAGTTTTCAAGATTAGCAGGAGCAAGTCAAATGTTACCTGTAGGTCAATCACCTCAGGTAGGCATTCAATCTAATGAGGCGCCTGGGTTACCTCCTAATGTATTGCCTCCTCAAATTCAACGCCCAGAATAGAGCATAGGATATCTAAGTATAATAATGGAGAAATGCGATGGAAGATATTATCAAGCCTATAGCAGTAAAACCTCCTGAGCCAATTGGCCCGGTTAAGTCTGTTGAACCTGCAAAGCCCAAACAGCCGGCTCAGGCAGGTAGTCCGCCATCACCTACTCCTATTCCAGGGCCTACACCAGAGTTGCCCAAGCCAGAGCCTGTATTTGAATATGCGCCTCCTATAAACATAACACCTGAGAAGTATGCGCCTTTCACCCCATCTGAATATGCTAGCGCAATAAGTGCCGCATCTAAACTATATAATACTCTAAAGTTAGAATCTGACCTTGTATCCGACTTCTCATCTGATATTGCTGGGCCTCAAGGATTCTGGAGAGATGTAGCCGTTTTATCTAGTCCTATAAATGTATTCGCATCAGATAAAGAAAGAATGGAAACGGTAGGTCCAATGCTAAAGGAGGCTCAGGACCTCTATGTATATACATCCTGGAAGGCTGAGGTATACTCAGTATTTACAGCTTTTGTGTCATTTGCAAGATCAAATCCTGACTTTGATGGTAAGATTAAACTTGCAGGTCTTGGCAATGTTACATTTGATGAGTTTATACAGGCTACTCCTGTGCCTGCAGATATAGATAAATACCACAGAAGATCTGACTTAGAGAAAACTATATCGAAGATGTCTAGATTTATAAGCGACTTGTCTGCCGTACCTCCATCTCAATCTAATCCTGAATATCAAAAGGCGAAGGGCCCAGGAGATCTGACGCCTGAGTTGGAGATTCCCCGCAAGATTCCAGGAAGGCAGATGATGGCATTGCGTAGTATGACAACTGCTGAGATAGCTAGAGCTCTAAATCCTATGGAAAAGTCTACTACAGTTACCCCAGAAGAATGGGAGGAACTATTCAATGGTCCTGAACCTACAGATGCAGATATAAAATCGCAGGCTGAAGACTTAATAGCTAGTGCAGAGCAGCTTAGAATTGACAGAGACTACATAAGACAGAATGGATTTAGTCTGCCTTCATACTCTGCTCTTGACTATGCAAAGTTTGCATTCATTCAGCCTATGGCAGCAAGTCTAGACATAATGAATGTCTACTTTAATAAGGTTATTAGACCTGTAACTGCATTTACACTAATGTCTAATCCCTGGCTATTCAATGGCCTTGATAATTCATATAGAGAGGCTATATCAAATGGTCTAAATCCTTGGGATGCCGCAACTGTTGCTTGGGAAGATTGGGATGTGAATTGGGGATATAAAATGGCATTTGAAACTGCCTTTGATCCTTTAACCTATCTAGGTTGGGGAATTCTTGCCAAGTTACCTGTGATTGGCGCAAGAGGCGTGGTAGGCCTAAACATAATTGGCAAACTTGATTTAGGAATGAAATTTGGCTTTGATGCATTTGGAGATGCAACTAAGGCAATGTTGTCGCATCTTATCTCAACGCCATTTCAGAGAAGCCTTGAAGCTGAGCGCTATGCAGGTGGAATATTCAAAAAATACATACAACGTTATGGAGGAAACTACATAGGTAATATAAGCACAAAGCCTATTATAAGAACACTGCCTAACGGAACTGAGGTAGTCACATCTCAGTGGAAGGATCTAATAGATTCAGCAATTAAACTAGGTGATAGTGGAGTAGTAACAGGAACACTTGGTAATGAAGTGGGCAGAATATTATTAAAGCATTCTCCTATCATGGCAGATGATATCATCCGTTGGGGCGATAAGGTAGGAGTAGAAATAACTACCGACAGCATCACAGCAGAAATGCTTAGAGACATAAATACTGAATTCACTGCAATGATGAACAAAATGGTAGGGCAATCAACATCTGCAAGGAGAATTCTAAGTATACTTGGCGCAGATATAAATCCTGAAAACGTTAAATACATGAGCAGGGACATTCTAGGCGCAAAGCGTAGAGGTATAATTGATCAAGCAAAATCATTTGGCGACTCTACCAATACATATAAGTCGGCAAGACAATTTATGAAACGTGCAGGAAAACTTGAACTGGAATGGAGTGACTTTAATAGAGAACTTGATCGTCTCCACTCAGGGGAATTCAAAAAACTAATTTATGACGTAGAGCCTAAATTTATTCAACTCTGGTCTAAATACATTGAAAGAGGCCTTGCTATATGCGTTCTGCCCTTGGAGGAATATTCCCTGCACGTATGAATATACCTGCATGGGAACGAGTTACATTTGGCATTAAGGTTGATACTGACCTTAGCAGACCTGGGTTTAATGAGATGTTTGGTACTATTGTTTCTACATCAGAGGATGCAACGCATAACAATGTAGCTCTGAATGCCCTCGGACTACCATTAAGTGTACCTCTATGGGCGGTGACGAAGGGAAAGGTTACCCCTAAACTTGTAGGTGATAAAATATATGATATAATGTTAGCCGCTCCTGGCGGGATAGGCATCGAAGTTAGGCGTAACTTTATAGCTAATAGAGCAATACAAATTCTTAAACTGTCTGAAGGTGAAAGGATAAAAGAACTTGAATCTCTTGTCCCGGAATTCGCTCCTGATATGTTACCTAAAGAAATGAGGAAAGCAGTCCTAGACATGACTAATCAGGCAGTTCAGACATTGAATCCTAACATGGTTAGGAACCTAATACATGACCTTTCTACACTAAATGTTAAGAAGGCAGAAGTACGTAATATATTGAAGGCATATCCTGACCTTCCAAAGGCCGGAAGGGAAGTAGTTGAGAGGCGCCTTAGAGAAGGCACGCTATTCACAGAAGTACCTCTAAATGCAATAGACAATGCTAATGGACTTAGAATTCTAGCTGATGTTGAGGATGAATTAAACGAAGCAATAATGAAAGACTTCCTGCATTCTCCTGAGGTAGCTAAGATTCAATTTGATATCCTTGCACATGAGATTAGCAAACTAGATATAAACAGTCTAGAGGAATTATCAAGCATCTTTCAGCAACTACATATCGCAAGCAGAATATACAATTCAACGCCAGATCAGGTGTTATCTAGACTAACACAATATGCTAGTGAAGTTCCTGACGCAGAACTTAGACATGAGATATTCTCTGAAGGAATAGACAAAATAATGTCATTTATTGATAACTCAGGGGCTAGCATAGATAAAATAGTGGACAAACTCACATCTGCAATTGAAACATTAGACAAAGCCGGAAAGATACCTGATAGAAATGCATTAAATAATTACCTAAATGCAGTCTTGGCGGAGAAAGAATTTGCCGATAACTTCAATAAGGAAATATTCAAATGGAGATCAGAATATTTCAGCAGAGGTGTACCTAAAAAATTGGAATCAAGAATAGGCTTCTATGAAGATTTCTATCGTCAATTAAGAATAAAATACAATGACTTTAATACAAAGATGATAAGTCTGCAATCTGCAAAGACAAGATATGCAATGATGCTAGATTACATCCATGGTGAATATGTACCTAGAAAACCTGTAGTAGTTGAGGGTAGAGAGCTATCTGTCCAGGATGTTGCAGATCTATTTGGCTGCGAACCTGATGACATTAGTAGAGCATTATTAAGTGTTCTAGTAGCAGAAAATGACAAACCTAGATTTATATCTTATGTAATGTCACACCTGCAGGATGGTGACAAAGGGTTCACAGAATCAGGAATAGGCAAAGTATATGATACACTATTCCTAGACTTAGGCGTAGAGCCATCAAAAGCCTCATGGCTAACTGCCAGACAGCTAGAGGTAAAAGGGTTGATAGAGGATCTGCATAGTCTATTCAATGCAAAAACAATGGGGAGAGACGCTCAGGAAATAACTCAGAA